TGTAAGAGGATTCTTCTTGGGGTCATTTGACTTGGATGCAAAAATGGAATAGTCGGCAGAACGAGCCTTTGCTTCTTTGGCAACCCGTTTCATGACTACGCCATGCCCTGTCGTTGGAGGATTAAATCTCCCCCATGCGAATACTACTTTTTTTCCCATAATAGCAGGTTTCCCTTGGCCTAACTGCTGTTGTTTTTATTATCCTGCTTCCTTTGCAGGGTCAATGCTTCCTTGTCGCATCTGCTTTACTCTTTCGGCTTCTGCTTTTTTCATTTTTGGTAATATCTTTTTGGCAATCTTGTCTATCTTTGCCTTGTGCTTCTCTAATCGTTTTTCAATTTCAATTACTTGATGTTTTGAAGAAAGTTCGCCCTTTGTTTTGCCGCCTGCCAGTTTTTTAAAAATAACTTCTCTGGCTTTCTTTTGGGCGCGTTTCTTTAATGTCTGTGGGTCTGCAAACCGCTTCAACTTTCGTTTTCTGGCACGGGCAATAACTTTGGCCTTGCGCTTCATCATTTGACCTTGTTTGCGCTTTCTCTGTATTGTCCATGCTTCGTCCATCGGCAGATTCTCCATATATAGTATTTAGGAATCCCAGTTCTTTATTGCCGTGAAATTCTGATGAGAAAACTCAAGACGGTCAACCAGTTTTACAGTTTTTCCTAACTTATCTACTGCCACAAATCCTTCATCTCCAGTCACCCGGAGTCCTGTGTTTGTTTTGACAAATGTTCTGTATTTGTTTGCTCCACTTCCTAACTTGTCCACGATAATGTTCTTTGAATATACAATATTAGACTGACACTCAATCACGGCAATTAGAGTATTCTTCGTCTTCCGAATAACTTTAAGTTGCTCCTTCTTTACCTTCTCTTTGGCACTCTTTGCCTTGGGCGTCTTTACAGAAGCAATATGTGTATCCCACCAAGATTCAAAATATTTGATATATTCATGAACGTGTGCCCTTGGATTTTTAATAGCTTCTCCTGCTCGGACCTTTGTATTATTAAAAGTTTTCAAAGAAGACCCAATTCCTACAGAGGGAATCATATCCTGCATTCTGAGAAACAACTTCAAATCCTTTGAATTAATCTTACGAAATGCCTTGCCTGCTCGCGAAAGATGGCGGTCTATTCCTTTGACTTCTTTCGGCGTAAACAGAATGTTTCCAGAGACATCGTGATAGTTTGCGTTGTCATACCAGACACTCTTGACATTCTTGAATCCTGCAATGTTCACTCCAATGGATGCCGACATCTCTGGAAGAGAGTCGCCCGTATATGTCGTGTGCCAGACAACTCCCATCTTTGCTGCCTTTATTTTCTTGGCCATTTCAGAATTCACAGGAACCGCATAGACAATTGTATTTGGCTGAAAGGTAATATAGGATTCCCCATCAATCTTCTGGGTGTCCAAATCATCCTTGGTGAACATCATGTCACCCTGAATAACTCCATTGATTCCTATCTTTGGTAATTCTTTTAGGGCAACCTTTAGTTTATCTGCAAGGCCGCCTGAATATCCATACTTCTTTATGTCGGCATTAGACTTGACTAATTTTGCATTCTTGGCAAAGACGCCTTTTGTTCCTACAAAAAACTTTCCATCGGCAGGGTCTGTTCCTGCAAATACAGCCGGGGCGCCATCCCACTTAACATGAAGGTCTACCTTTTTATTCGTATTCCCAGAGAGCATGTCGCGAATAGACTGAATAAAATTAATACCAGAACGAACACCATCAATACCATACAAGAACACAAGGTCTTCAAGATGTTCAAGATGAAGATTCTTTGTTGCGTCTTCTGTCAGAAATTGATTAAATGATTGCATAGTTATTCAGCTATTAACTGCGTTGTCGCAGAACCCTTTTCCACATAATTCCTCACAGTTAATGGAAGCCTTTTTCCCTTTGAACTAACCCGATTCCCTTCAAGTTTTAATCTCACTATAAGAAGAACATCTCCGGTAGAATCTAACGTAAACTCAATTTTTGGAATTTTACTCCCACCCTTATACCCTCCGCCAGATAATTTATCCGTAATCCCAGTAGTTAGCTCTACATTAACTTTATGTCCTGTTAATTTTGTTCCTAAAACACCAAAATCATAAAGTTTAGATTCGCCTTTATTTAACTGAACCAATACTACATCCTTTTCCCCCCGCGTAGCATGGTAATCCATAAAATTTGAGATATTTTTAATAAGAGTCTTTTGTCGCCTTCTTGATATTTGTTTAACCGCCTCAGAATATGCAAGTGTTAATGCCGGAGATATTTTTTTCTGCGACAGCAGCTTAATGTATTTATTTTTTGTTGCAGAATTAAACTTAACCCCAAAGGGAGAAAACAATTCTACCATACTTTCTACCCTAGATCCACCAACCTGGCCAAACTGTTTAACATCTCCATATTTTAATGATATTCCAACACCAGCCTGAATTCCATCAATATGAACCTTCAAATCAACCTTCGTTCCAGTTTGATCTAATAATCCTTCCGACAAAACCTCTATAATATTTTTTTGATTATTATTATACATCATATCAGCCCACTCCATAATAGAGTTGCCGTTAGCAAACTTAACAGCGGCTGTGACAATTTCCTTTATTTCTTTATTTCTATATATTCCCCGACTAAGAAACGCCTTCATATTAACTTCTGCTAGGTTAACTTTACACTTCACAATATCAATAACTTTAGGCTGGGCATTCGGAGAACGAAATTCTGTGAGGGAAGTAGCTCCCTTAGATCCCCCCTTCGGAGCTTTATTTAATTTATTAATTACTTTAATAACATCAGAATCTGAAATTCTTTTTGTTTTTGATAAAAATCTTGCAGTAATAGCAGCAGCTAATATGCCCTCTGAAACATCTCCTTTATTAAACTTGGCTGCCATTATAATTCTCCTTAAAATAATACAATATTATTTATAAGAGAGAATAGTTGCCAATTCCTTCTTCTGAAAAAATCACATTCTGAATCCCAAAGGTCGCAATGGCTCGCTGACAGCCCACGCAAGGTTTAGAAAGCCCCCATGTAATCTTCTTGGTCTTCCTGTTTCCAGAATCAAACTTGACTCGGCAAACATAGAGGGTGGCCTTAGAAAGTTCATCCTCTGATATTCTCTTCAAAGCATTCTTGATGGCATCTGTCTCTGCATGGAGAAAGATGGCACCTTCGCGCTCCGAGAATTGAGAATGAAACGGGTGGGACTTATTCTGGTTCACTCCATATGCAATGATTTGATTCTTGTAATGGAGTGCAGACGCAAGTCTGGCACCAGAGCGATTTATATTCTTATCAAGATCCTCTGCAATTTTTGCAAGGGACTCCATAATTTTCAAGTGTTCCATAATGTTTGTATAGGGAATTAGCCGTTCTTTGCCTTCCCTACGTTTCCACCAAGAGCGTTGACAATATTCAAGATAAAATCAACAGCCTTGTTATCACTTGAGTTGGGAGTGAGTGCAGCCACAACGGCAGCAATGCCCACGACCTTGAATGCAATATCCAAAATACTTCCCCAGTTTGCTGTAAGCCAGTCCATAATTGTATCTCCTTATAATAAAATAATGTTAGAACAGTAGTATTTAGTCAACAATAAAATCTGAGAAGTCCCTTTTAGGAACACCCCCCAAGGAATCGTCATCCATCAGGTCTTCTTGTGCTTCTTCTTCACAATCAAACAGACGCATCTTTGTTCTGTCTACACCAACGACAAAGCGTCGGTTCTGCGTCATATCTGCATACCGATTCTTCAGTTGCTTGACCATCATCTGGCCCAATTCATCAAGTTCGTCCGTCCGAATCAACGCCAAAAACAAGTCAGCCGTTGCAGGAAGTCCAAAACTTTCCGCGACATTTTCCATCGAAACGTCCGAACTCGCAGCACCAGACCTGTTAATTTGAGTTGCAGTAATGATCGGAACCACCAGTTCGACAGCCAACCCACGCAACTCTTCCGCAATACTCTTAATTTTCTCATAGCTCGAAACATTGGCACCCCGATACACCATTGATTGACACAAGTTAATATAATCAATGAAGACAACATCTGACTTGAAGTTGCGCTTCATCTCCAACTCTTTTATCAAATGCCTAAAGTGTCCTGCCCCTGCCTGAACCGTGGGATACTCTTTTACAATCAGTTTCCCTACAGTCTTCTTTTGAATATCCTCAATCTTCTTGTCATATATCTTCTTTCCCATTGATTCAATATCTGCCATTGCAACGTTCATTAGGTTGGCATCAATTCTCTCTGAGATTCTTTCCTCCGACATCTCCAATGTAATATATAGGACATTCAATCCGGCAGTCATGTATCCTGCTGCCATGTGACACATTGCGAGTGTCTTACCTGCACCCGGAGATGCCATCAAGACATTCAGAGTCTTGCTCGTCAGTCCTCCACCAGTAATCTTATTGAGCATATCCAAATCAAAAGGAATGCGAGTTTCCTTCTTTGTGTAAAATGCATATCGGTCATCTGCATCCTCGATATAATCGTGCCCAATATGAGAATCAAACGAAACCGAAAGTGCCTCTGTCAACAACGTCGGAATTGCTCCCTTGTCCTTCTTCGTCTTGCCATCAAGAATTTCAATCGACTCCATGATTGAATTATAGATTGCCTTATCCTGACAGAACTTCTCTGCATTGTCCGTCAACCACTTGGAATCCAAATCATCAATGGATGTCGCATCAATCTCTTCAAACACTTCTACTACAGATTCATATTCCTTTCCGAGATTATCATTTTCAGTCAATTCAATGAGCAATGCATCCTTTGTCGGATTCGACTGATACTTGTTTACATAATCTACGATTGAATCGAATACAATCCTCTCCGACCTCTCATGGAAATACTCACTCCTCAAGAACGGGAGTGCTGTTTTCATAAAAGACTCGTCTTTCAAAAGACTCGTCAATATCACCTTCTCTATTCGTGTCGTCATAATCTACCCTTACATTTTTTTCTGTGTGTTTCTTCACCAAATCAAAAAGAATACTCATCAACAATCTATCAAAACTTTCTTTCATTTCATCTGGGTATTGAATATTTTGAATTTCATCCGGCACATGAATAACATCAAATTCATATTCAACATCCAAAGAACTATTTTCTACCTCAGAGCTTGGTTTAATAAATTTAAATTCTCCATATTGATACTTCATACCCGTAAATGGCCCAAGAATTATTTCAACAATAACATCCTTTGGTTCTTTATCTTCTGCATCTACTGTATAATAATCTTCAATATTAATATTATCATTATCCCACATCTTCAGACTCCTCCTCATTCATTCCATATAAATATTCTTTTCTTGCTGCTGCATCCAATTGGTCTAAAATTTCTTTTGTGAAATACTTCTCTGGGTCTTCATTGATATGCTTTGCAAAGTTCTTGGAGCCATCAGGAAATTCAATTCTATTTGAAACGCTCTTGAAAATCCCATGCAACAATCCAAGTTCAATCAAACCATAATACCTATTTAGACCAGTATCATAACGAAGAAGAACATCAACCAATTTATTTTCTACAGTCAAACGAGATTTATAGTTACGGCAATGAACTATATTTCCTACAACATCCTTTCCGTCCTTTTCCTTTCGCTTTGAAAGAAATACAATAGAGTCGGCAGAATATTTTAATCCACTTCCCCCTGCCAATTCCTTTTCTGGATATAGGCTACCAATCTTGTCATAGGTATGGTTTGTGACCACCATAGGGATTCCGAGCTTGCCCAATTGAATCGTCAGAACACGAAATGCTCCCTTTATCATGGGGGCGCGGGTCATGTCTCGCTTTTCGCTTCCCGTTGTCACATCCTCTACTTCTTTTGAAGTGGACAATTGGCCCAGGCTATCCAGACAAAACAAAAGAGGCATTCTCTTTCCTTCTGGAAGTTCTTCTACCCTTTTCAATATGGTCATTGCCTGTGTTCGGAATTGCTCTACTGTTGCCACAGGATACATTTGAATCCTATTAGTATCAATCCCACGCTGATTCAACATGGACTCACTAATTGCAGATTCACTTTCAAAGAAAATAATCCCACCATCTTTGTGGTCTTCAATAAACTGTCTCATCATGCCCAAAAGAAAATAAGTTTTCCCTGTTGCAGATTCTCCAGCCAATGCCGTCACTTTATTTCCCGGCAATCCTCCATAAATAGACCCCGAAAGTAACGCATTGAAAATATACGACCCGGTATCAATATACTTATCCACATCTGCATACTGATTCACATACGGATTTATTTTTTTCACATCTCCAAGAAAATCGAATGTTCCCATATTAATACATTTCCTTTACTTTATCACATAGCCCATACTTCTTTGCTTCCTTTGCATTCAGCCATACATCCTGCGGAGGCAAAAGAACCTCTCGAATCTTCTTTTCGGTAAGCCCTGTGCATTTCATATAATGAGACAATATCATTTCGGAAGTCAAGTCGATTGCGCGAGATGAATTGACCAACTCATGCTCCTTTCCCCACCTTCCCCATGAATATTGGTGAGAAAGAACTGACGAATTCGGAGTCATTACCCGTTCTCCCTTGTGCCCTGCCATGAATATCATCAATGCGGCACTTGAGATTTCCCCCAGGCCAATCGTATGCACAGGAATCGCAGAACCCTTCATGGTGTCAATCAATGCAAACGCATCGCCCACACTTCCGCCACCGGAATTGATAATCAAAGTTAAATTTTGAACTGGGGATTGTGTGATATTATTTTTAAGTATCCATTCAATCACGGGCTTTACTGATTCACTATTAATGTCACTCATTAATAAATATACACCCAACTTTTCCAGACTGGGTTCTGCATCCGCAGACAGAATGGCACTCAATGACACATCTGCCTGCGGACCCTTATCTACATTATTCCCCTTCTTTTTCATTTTCTTCTTTGCTGTCATACAAAAAACCTTTCTAGTGAACTCGTCTCTTCAGAATTCCAGCCCACCGATTTTAGTATTCCCTCGACAGGATCGAGGAAAGCCTTCACAAATTGTTTGTCATAATCAATATACTCTCTCAATCCAAATTCAGAAGGAAGGTTATTGACAATTGAAATCACAGAATCCTTTACAGGGTTTGGTGATTTCAAATACAGGAATTTAATTTTATCTCCGTCTGCAATCCTTTCATAGTCATTTTGGAGTCCATTCTCCGCAATCAGCCTATTATAAATGATTGACCCCTTTACATGAATGGGGGTATGTTTTATATAGGTCACACCGTCTGGTGCATACTTTCTTATTCCATTTACTCCTCTCGGAAACGCAACCTCTTCAGGAGGAAGGGATTTAAACTCCTCCTTGAAGTCATCAATAAACTTTTGCGTATCCTTTTCGGTTCCGCTCATGATTACCTTGAGTGCATCTTTAATTTTCTCTCGACACACTTCTGGAGTCGAAGACTTGACGGCCTCCATTCCCATGATTTTCAACTTGGGTTCTGCATATCGCACACCTTCGTTGTCATAGACATTGAGGGCATACCGCTTCTTTGCAGTCCAGATCCCTCTGGATGCAATTGCTTCCCTCTTCATGAACATCTTCTGGTCAAACGCATTCATATAATCGGCAAGGTCATTATAACACTTGTCGATATAGGGTTCAATTCGTTCGGAAGATGCCTTGTCAAGAAAATCAACAACTCTTTCGTCTGTGACTGGCTCGTCCCCATATACCATCTGAATCACTTCATCGAAGCGAACGTAAATGGAATCTGTGTCCGAAGCAATTACAAAATCTCCTCCTTCTGTTTCCAGAGCATCATTCATGTATTCATTCATTCTCTCCTCAATCCAACGAATGGACAACTGGCCTGCCTTGGTAACTGCCTCGGCAATGCGAACATCAAAGAACCTGAACCACTTATTTCCCAATGCGCCATAGGCACTATTCAACTGCACCTTTCGAGCAAGCTGATCGTTGTTGTGCTTGGCAACCTGATTTAGATGTCTGCGCTTCTCCACTCCCGAAGATTTCTCGGCAAGTTTCTGAAACTCAATCATCTTCTTCTTTGATTCAGTTCGCTTTCGATACAAGTCTTCAAGAATCTCAGGAAGAAATCCCTGTGAATCTGTCCTAAAGAATTGGCCATTGGGCGCGGCAGTCAACGCATACTTGTCCAGAAGAGAAGTATCAAAAGTCTTTTCAATAACCTTAGACACATCATCCATGCCAGACAAGGAACCACGAAGGTCTTCGGGAACCCTGTCAATAGGGACCAGTTTTTCGGGACTCAAGTTATACTGCATCATCAAATGAGGATACAGAGAATTCAAGTCAAAAGAAACCACCCAGTCATGGGCACCCACTTGCGGTGCCTTGACATATGCTCCCTCATACCGAAAGTCCTTGTCGGCACTTCTCCTAGGAGGCACCACAATGTTCTTGGGGCGAAGGTGATGATAACAAATGCTATCCCACATCTTCACCTGGGAGAACACATCATCAAAGTTCACCTTTGCCGAATACGCGAGCGCAACTGCCATCTCAATGAATTTCATTTTATCATCAAGGCGGCTGACGAGTTCCACATCCTTTACATTATACTCAATGAATTTATGATAATCCCTTTTATACAATGTATGCAAGGTTCCGAATTCGTCATAGGACAACTTACCCTCTCCGAGTTCCACATGAGAGATATAGTCCAGACGATAACTCTCTTGGTTTGCATATGTAAACTTCTTATACATCTCAAGATAGTCGAGGGCGGCAACCCCGGCAATATCAACCACCATCTGTTCCTTGCCGTATGCTGCCGTGAACGTTCGCGTCTTGACAAACTTCCACGGTGATAGTTCCGACACTTTTTTCTCGCCCAGCACCTTTACGATTCTGTTGTGCAGATACGGAATATCAAATCCAGACACATTCCACCCGGTCACAATGTCCGGGCCATGCTGATTCCAACACGCAAGAAAACTTCCGAGAAGATCGGCTTCATCCTTACAGGAAACATATTTAATATGCTGCCTGCTCAGAGTTTCCTCAATCTCACAATCCTCGGGTTCGTTGAAACCAAATACATAGAAATCTTCATGGTTAAATTTAATTGCAATTGAAATAACAGGAGATGCCGCAGTCTCGGGATAAGGAAACCCATCATCAGATGCGACCTCAATATCAATATTGGCAACCACAATATCCTTTATATCATATTCAATATCCTCGGGATAGGTATCACCAACAAAAGAAAACGCAAAATTCTCGTTTCCATAGATAGTAAAACTGTCCAAATCTTTATATCTGTCATAAAAATCTCGCATCTCTTTGATGGACTTCTTGTAAATGGGCTTTAAATTTTTACCACCAAGGGTCTTGTACTTGCCATCTTCTATGCCATTATTGATCTGGCTCGCTGCCACAAAGGCAGTCGGACCATAATTCACCTTCTTCTTTTTGGGTGCCCCATCTTCATCAATGTATCGCAGATAAACTTGGTTACCTACGACACGCACGTTCGTATAATATTCCATAATATATGCCTCAGTTTTTTTAGTTTCTTTTTTCTGGATTATCCAGAGATTCAATAAATTCGTTCAATTTTTTCTGTGTGACTGGTCCGAGTATTCCATCGGTGTATAAATTATTTTTTCTTTGAAATCGAGTGACCACCAATGCCGTTGACGGACCATAGAATCCATCAACAAATAGATAGTCTCTGATAGACCCTTTCGGTGTGGCTTCTGAAATCCAAGTATTTAATTTAAGTTGAATTCCTCGCACATCATCCCCGGTCGCAAACACATCGTAAACGTGTGCGCTGCTCTTCTTGGATGATGGATGATAATTTGCTCCTGCATTAAACTTTCCATATTCATTGAGATTCAAAATTCGTTTATAATCAAACACCGGACAAAGTTTACTCGAAACTTCTCGGTGCCCGCGAAAGGTAAGTTTCAAATCCCCATAGGCATCATTGATTTGCTTACATAAAAGAATCAATGCTTTATATTGGTCTTCTGTAAAATCTTCTTCATTCAGACCATGCAGACAAATTGCAATCGACCCGCGATTATATCCCTTCTGGGCGGCTGGAACCTTTTCTAAATCTCTACCCGATTGAATGGTTCCGTCCGTGCGAATGAAATAATGATACCCAATGTCGGACCATCCCTTTTCGGTATGCCATCGTCGAATTACTTGAACATGGTCATGGAACGGGCTATTACTCGCAGAGCAATGTAAGAAAACTGTGTTCACATATCTTTCTGGCATGACAAACTTAAAATGGTCATTTGCCATTCGTATTCCTTTCGAGTTCTTTTCTATCGGAGCATTCTGAACAAGCGTATAATGCTTCGGCCAAAACACGGTCATACCCAACATCGAGAGCAATTCTTTTAACTTCATCTACATCCTCTTCACAAAAATCACAAACAAATCGACGTTCGTTAACTTCTTTCATACATTCCCCTGATGCACAAAAACGGGGGAGGTTTCCCTCCCCCTTGTGGGTTCTTGCTATTTATTCATTCAAC